CTTTTTTATTAGGTAATACCCAGTTAGATGGTTTTATTGAATTATTATTTTCCATTCTAATAATATTATATAAATTAAAAATATTACAATTAAAAAATATAAATAAATTATAATTATAAATGTAATATATTTTTAGTTTTTTTAAATTACTTTTTCTAATGCATATTTACCACAATAGTCTTCATTAAATAAATCTATTTTATTACTCATTTGAGTATTACACTTTTTTATTCTCCGTCTACCAAAAGGAATTGAAATATCTTTTGGTTTTAAATTTGTTATTCAACGTTTGTTATATTTATTATTATATTTATTATTATAATTGTTATAAATTTCATTATATATGGATATTATTTTGGATTTAAATATTTTTATATATAAAATTTTTCTTTTAATATGAGAAAAGTTTAACCCTTTACATAAATATTTTTAATACTACTTAAGGAATCGTGCACTATGTGTATGATTTTAAACATTATTCATGTAAAGGGTTAAAATATATTTCTATCTGTATCTATTTACTATAAAATCACTACGAGGTCTATCTTCATTTACTTTATGCCAATAATCATAATTATGAGAAGTAACCTTTTCTTGTTCAGTAACTTTTTCCTGAGAAGTAACTTCTACTTGTTCAGTAACTTTTTCTTGTTGAGTAACTTTTTCCTGAGAAGTAACCTCTACTTGTTCAGTAACTTTTTCCTGAGAAGTAACCTTTTCTTGAGAAGTAACACTTTCAGAAGTGACTTGAAACTCATTTACTTCTAAATTTTGAGAAGACATATTCAAGAATGATGTTGTGAAATATTATATTTATGATTGATTTATAATGATATTTAATAAATTAACGATATTTAATAAAATAACCATCAATTTTTTTAGATTCATAAAAATATATTTACGTCTTTTTTCATTTCAAATGTAAAATTTTTCTAAAAATAGTTCAAATGACATTTGATACAAATTAAAATAAGGTCTTTTACCATAAGTACTAGTACATTCACTATAATATTTAACACGGTATAAAATAAATATGTTTTTCTCAATTTTTCATTACTCATTATTTTCATCATATTTTTCTTCAAATAATATATGAGCAAAATCATCATCATTAAAATTATATATTTTTATTCTAAAAAGAATAACAGTAACATAAATTCCCTTTACATAAACATTTTATAATACTACTTAAAGAGTAGTATACCATGCGCACTATTTTAATTATTATTCGGGTAAAGGATTAAAAAATATAATTATAAATAAAATATAATTATAAATAAAATATAATTATAAATATATAATACAATTATGAATAAGAATAAAAGCCAAAGAAAAGAAGATTTAATAAAACTTTTAAGTAATTACAAAAATACAATACAAAAAGAATCTTCTAAAAAAAGAATGCTTCCTTTACCTATGATAAGGTTAGTTTCATCTGCAATTAAAAAAAGAGATAGTGGTATCAAAGAAAAACTTTTAAATAATATTATTAAAGAAATAAGTCATCAAGATAATAATAATTTTAATCATACAATGAGTCATAATGTTGGTCATACAAATCATACAATTAGTCATAATGCTAATCATACAGTTAATGATAATAATTATTATAATATAGTATATAATGAAGTATATGTTGATGAGAACGGTCAGCCAGAAATTCGTAATAATGGTAGACCTAAAACTTATAATGATGATAGATTTAATGTTGATATAGCAGATCTTATATTTTCACGAGGATTTTGTAGTTTATTAACTGAAATAAAAAAATATATGAAAGGAATGCCTGATAAATATGAAAATATATACAAATGTAATGTTAATAATAATAAAAATCAAGTTAAATCTATTAAATGTAAAAAGTTTAAAGCACTTTTAATATTTTTAATTAATTTTTTAATAACCAATGAATTGTATGAAATATTAATTAATACATTAGGTGAAACTATATTACAAAATTTTTTATTATATGAAAAATCAAATACACTTTTAAATCAAATGAAAAAATTTTTAACTAAACATACTTTATTACGTAATCCGATAGAATATACTGATGTAAGAAAAGTCTTAAAAAATTTAAAACTATTTGAAATAGATGAAACTAAAAATATACTAACTGTTAATTTTCAATCAATTACTAAATTTATACATTATGGACTAACTCCTTTTTTGAAAGAATATAATTCAAGTATGCATAATGAATGTAATTCTTGTATTAACAATAAAAACCCTAATACTACTAAGGATAAAACAGAATTATTTAAAGTTAATTTTTTAGTAACCATTATTATATTGTATTTTAACCATATTTATGATAATAGAGAAAATTTTACAAAAATTTCTAAAAAAACATTTAATGATATTAAAGGATGGATAATGTTTATTCGTTACTTACCAAGTTGTGTACAACCAGGTATATTGAAAGATGAATGTATTAAACTTGTAGAAGACCCATCTTTTAAAGATTTTATGGGTTTTACAGACATTAGAAAACTATTATATTTTCTTCCTGCTTTTTATACTTCATGTGAAAAAAATAAAAGTACAGTAAACAAAATTATGTCTGAGTTTACAGCTATAAAAAGTAAAATTTTTGCACCCTTTCGAACTCAAAAATAAAATTTAAAAATTTAATATTTTTAATAATATTATGTTAAAAAACAAATAATCTTTTCTATAACAATATAAACATAATATATGAAAATATATTATATATCACTTGGTAGTTTTTGTTATCCTAAGATGGTAATACGTGAAACAGGACGAGAATATGGGGAATCATTACCATTTGATTTTAATTCATCACCGCATTTAACAGGTATAACATCAATATTAAAAGATGTATATGAAAAAAGAGTATATGAAATAGAGTTAAAGGAAATATTACAAATATATAATGAAGATGAATTATCCGTTAGTGAGAAAAACATGTATTTAGTTCATTTTTTTAAAACATGTGATTTATTAAAACATATTAAGGGTGATTCACCCGTTAATGCCAATGAATATATTAAACCATCTAAAATAGAAGACGTAAAAGATAAATTTAAAAAACGATTTTGTCGTCTATATGAAATATTAAATGATCCATCGAATATATTATGTTTTATGAGAATCGAAAATTATGATAATTATGGATGGGAAAATGAATTAAAAGAATTTACTTATATATTATCGTTATTTAAAAATCCAAATAAATATCTAATATATGCACAAAATTTAATACATGATAATCTCGATTATAGACAAACAAATGTATTAAATTATGATTATTATATACCGATTCTTTTTTGTAAACATTATTTTTATGATAAAGAGATGATTGAAAAAAAACATTTATTTATTGGCGTATTGGAATACTTTGAAAACATTATGAATAATTCGAATGTTATAATGATTAAAGATAAAAATAATTTAATTGAAAAGTATTATTTAGATAAAACGACATATACTATTTTTAAAATGAGTAATATAAAATATTTTTCAAAGTTTTATATAATGAATGATGATTTATATATAAATAGTGTTGTAAATGGATATGAAAAATATGTTAAATGTCATTTAATTGATAGTACATATATATATTTATCGGTATAAATTGTATTTAATCTATATATTTGTTGGAAATATTTTATCAATGAAACCGAAATTAGTAATTTTATTAATAGCAATATTAAAACTCGATATATTTTCGATTAATTTATTAAAAAAATCATTTACTTGAGTATTATTATATAAACCGTATTTATCACAACATATTTTTAAAAAGAACAATAGTCTTTTATAGTCGCGTACATTTTTACGCTCTTCTTTTTTTTTAATAATCGACCTATTATTAATTAAATATTTATATTTGTATTGTAGGGTTGACAATATATATAACATCGTTTTTTTATTAAAAATATAAAATTTATAATTATTGTAAATAACAGAATCTTTTAATAAATTTGTTGTATTGGTCGACTTGCGCGAAATCATTATTTCAATCGGCATTACAATATTTTTTAATGTATACTTATCCTTAAAATCATAATAATAATTGTAAATTTCGATAATACCAAAGTTATCATTATCAACAAAATTTTTGGTCATATTTAAGAAACGTATATTTAATTTTATAAAAAACTCCTTTTCAAACAATATTATAAATATAAAGTTATATTCATTATTGTTTGGTTTGTATTTGTATTTATATAAATCAAAATTTTTATTTAATAAATACTTTAAAACATAATTTAGGTCTAATAAATTATTAAAAGGTAATATAAGACTAATTTGTAATGTCATATATTTTGGATTATTTATTGTTAAATAATAAGAATTCATAATATGCATTAAATACGTAATTATTGTTTTAATTGTTACATCTTTTTTGTCAGTAAAAAGAATCATATCAAAATCGGTAGTTGATATAATATCAATTTCATTTTGTTGTAGTGGATTTGTACTATTTAAAAAAGTGTGTAAACGTATGCATGAACCACCTGTAATATATGTTTCTAATTTTTTTTGTTTCATAAATTTTTGAAAATTCGATATTATAGGTAACGATTTATAATATAATAAATCGGAGTCTGTTTTTTTAATAATTATGATTGTATTGTAAAGGTATTTCTTCTTGTTTTTGTATTTTTCTATAAAATTATTATTTACTAATGATGCATCATATTCAGTATATGGAAAATTATTATCATTTAAATACTTAATAATATTTTTAGATGATATATATGATGACATATATTATATTTTAATAATATATATTATAATACATAAAATATAATTCAAAAATATAATTCAAAAATATAAATAATTAAAAATTGACAGTAAAAAAACTAAAATTATTTTTTTTATAGAAATATATTAAAAGCATACACAAATTTTTTTTGTAATTGCTCTTTGCGTTTAATCAAATAACTTTTGAAATGTCGACTTGTGAAAATATTCTTCCTCTAGAACAAAAGCTCAACGTTGGTGCCTATCTTCCTAATCTGTTAGACGATCATGAAAACACTTTTCTTCTTAAGAATAAAATGTTAAGCGTGGTATTACACTACGCTAAAACTAGAACTGATTTAGTCTCTCCTGAAGATTTGGGTTGTTTTGATATGTTATCAAACACAATCATGGTTTGCGAAGATTACATTGGTAAATTAAATGAATACTACAGAAACAGTCCGATTTCGCTTATTATCTATAATCGATTTCAGGATCTGCTTCTTTATGAGAAGAACTTCTTTTCAGAACCATGGTATTGCGCCATTTACAATGATATCGTTTATGTCATAAAGGATGCCCTAAGTGAGATATATGAGATTGATACTTCTCGCTTGGAATTTAGTGGAATTTCGAGACTCTGTTTTTTTGCAGAGGCTCTTTACAATAAGACCACATATTTTTATCAGGTCGCTCCATATGGTTTAAATTTTTATCCTAGGGACTTTTATATTGATGCTAATGCTGATGATGTTTCTGGTATTACTAATCCAGAAGAGGTTTCTTTAGACTCTGTTAAAGAGGAGCCTGTGAAAGTCTATTATGCATACGAAGTTGCGAGTCAACCACTTGTGGAAGAACGTCCTGTATACATTAATGCGAATGAAGTTCCAAGTCAACCACTTGTAGAATTCTATCTTGCAGATGAAAATGTGAACGCAAAACCTGCTGAAGCACAATCTTCTGACGTACAATCTGCTGAAGCACAATCTTCTGACGCACAACCTGCTGAAGCACAACCTGCTGAAGCACAATCTTCTGACGTACAATCTGCTGACACACAATCTGCTGAAGCACAACCTGTGGATGAACATCTTGTAGACGAAGTTGTGGATGAATCTGCGAGTGAACAACCCGAGGAAGAAGATGCGAATAAAGATTTTTGGGAAGATTTTAGAGAGTTAGTTCGAGCTTTAAATGATTCTTCTGAGGAAGATATCAATACACTAATTTTCGATTACCACTGTCTACCTGAAGATCGTAAAAATACTCATCCACTAGACATATTAATATATAAGTTCTACATAGTGGTTATTACACGGGGATGGTTTCTTTACAAGACAGCCCAACACACTAATCCAGAAAAAACAAAACGTCCAATAATAAACCCTGATCAAGCCGATGATGAAACTCACTCTTTTGAAGTCTTTGTTTTACTATTCCGCGCTTTTATTCGTGCGGCAAACTCTTTTCTGAATGGAAATGCTAACAACGGTTCTTATGAATATGTTGCGGAAGATAAATTCAATATGTTGATTGATCCTTATATGGATTATCCAGAAGGTCTTACTCATCAACCGTATTATATGTTTTCTACTTTTAAAATGCAACCATATCGAATTAATACACGCAAACCAAAAGGTACCTTATATAATAGAACTGGGATAATAGCTATAGCTGAAAATGTCCGTAGTTATGAAAAACATCCCCTTTCTACTATAGGAAAAATTTTTGCGCCTTTAAGCAATGGAAAGAGACCAATCATGGTTGATGCTTACAAAAATGATAAGATGTTGATCTTCTTTACTGAAGTGTCTTTTCTGATGCAACCATTTTTAAAAGAAGAGCTTCCGAACATGCAAGTTGAAATTCATAAAAAGAACATTAGGGATTCTAATTGGTGTGTTAATTACTTTCCAAATAAAGGCAATACAAAGACACATTTTTTCCATCACCTTAAATTTACGCCTGAATTTAAACAGGCTATAAGAGTTAGAGATTTCTAAATCGGGGAAGAGAATGAAGGCATGTAATTCTAAATTTTTTTGATTAGATAGTAGTTTTTACCTGTAAGTTTTACCTGTAGTAGACACATAATAAACGCATAATAAATTACGTATAATAGTTATGAAACATATTGAATAAGTTTTTAATTTTTTCTTTACATTTTTAGCATAGTAGTTTAGTATAATTTTTGTAGAAATAATAGACATAATATTAATAAGTATTAAAATAAAAAATTCACACAAAAATGGGCTTTTACAAAAAGCCCCTTATAAATAATAATAATAAAAATTGATTGATTTCATCTATAAGAATAGCTTATACTACAATAAGAGTAAGTTATTTTAATTTATGTAACATCTAAGTAACTTCTCGTAATTTTAGAAAACATAATTCGATAAAACTTTGAATTAAAAATTTTTCATACAAAAATGACTCAAACGCCAGAAATGGATAAAAAGTATTTGTGGGAAATTTTAGGTATAAGCAATACGAAGGAGTTTAATAAAACCGTTTATGACGAAATAACTAAATTTTACATCAAGCGTACACTTAATTTTAGTGAAAAACTAATATTAAGTACAATGATACACAAAATTTACTGTTCTAAGTCAGGTAAATATGAAGATGATTATGTTAAATACTTTCCAAGAGACAAAACGACTGACTTTCTTTCAACAAAATGTTGTGAACAAACATTTGAAACTAAATTTTCAGATGAACTTAGTGCTTTATACATATCTTTAGAATGTGAAATTTCTGAGATAATTAAGACTATAATTCACAATAAGGATGAATTTGAATCATTGCGATTCTTTGAAATCATACCAATATGTATTTTTACTCAATCATTAGTAGAAAAATCAATCCAATCATCCAATGATAAGGTTGAATTAAAAAACATTGATGTTGAACCAGAAATATGTAAAAGTGATGTCAATGATAAGGTGGAAGACACCAGTTTAACACCTAAAGGAAATCTACGAACAATGTCTCGTACATCGAGTATTTCAGATTTTGGAAACGTAGTGGGGTTTTTAGATGATTCTACTCATAGTAGATGTTCATTAACACCTATATCATTTACTCAATTCCCTGCATACATTCAATACAATCAATGTAACTATCCTTCCCAATATATGGTAGGACCACCTGGTATACAAACGAATGTGGCTTTTACACCTATTCCAAACAATATGATTGACCCTAATATGGTAATCATGCCGACTGGAACATACGTTTATCCTATAGGAGAACAATATGTTATACCAGATGAGAATGGGAATGTTTCACCGATTGCGAAAGGATTAAGATTATTTGATTTATATCCAGATTGGTTTAAAATGTTTCTTGAAGAATTTGTTCAGTTGCATCCGTATGAAAAAAAAAATCGTTTACTTGAGTATTATTCTCTTCTAAAAGTAAATAGGATAAATCATCCTATACATATACCACAATTACTATTTTATGCTGTCGTAAACACTCGTTTAGAGTCATTATATAAAATATTAGGGCATGTAGATCCTTTAGAATTACAACTTCCAAATAAAGATGATGAAAGAGCATTTGATGTTTTTACAGCGTTATTCAGTTGTTTTATAGATTTTGTTCATTACACATTACTAAACATCGATGAGTTAAGTCAATGTGATGAAATTCATAAATGGCTTGAATATTATTTGGTAGACCCAAATGATGACAGAGAAAAATGCCCATTTCAAACATATTACCGATTCGGTTTTAAAAAAGAAAAAGGGCGTTTTGTTGTTCCTAAGATAAAACAAAATCAATCAGGTATAATCATTGTTTCTAAACAAATGTATGATACAGGAATATTGTCTAACTTAGGGAACATTTTGTCTGGTCTTGATACAAATATAATACCATCTCTTGAATCATTAAGAGATGATGATGTTATCAAGAATGATCCATGGATTAATCTATGTGTTTTAGTTTCGAAAGAAATGAACCCATTCATTGAAAAATTTCGTGAAGAACAAATAAAAATACACAGGAATAACATTGAAATTTCTAAAACTGAAGAAAATTATATTCCAAATCAAGATGACCCTTCAAAAAAAACAAATTTTCTACCTGAGAAAAAATTTCCGAAGGATTTTATCGATGGAATATGGGAATGCTTTAATTTACACAATAAATTGAACGAATAAATATATTTTATTAAATAGTTAAAATAGTTATTTATTAAATAGTTAGATATAATGTTACATAAATTTACAATAACAACAGTTATAAAAATAAATAATATAAAAAATATGATAAAAATGATTTATGATAAAACATGATAAAAATGATTTATAATAAAATATGATAAAAATGATTTATAATAAAATATGATAAATATGATTTATAATAAAATATGATAAAAATGATAATAACAAAAAGATAATAACTATAAATAAATATGTTTAATAACCGTTTGATATTCCAAAGAATTTTAAAGCCGCATTTGCCGCTTTTTGTTCAGCTTCTTTTTTAGAACGTGCTATACCCTCACCAATAATATTATTATCAATATCTCTTACAAACATATGAAATTTTTTATTAATAATACCATTATCATTAACAGATGTTATTAAAGTTTTTTGTTCATAAATGGGAAATTTACCATTATATGTTTTTTGATAATATCTCATCAATTGGTCTTTATAATTATCATCATTAATAATTAGTTCTGTAATATCTATATTTTTTTCAATTAAATTTATGATAAATTTACTGCATAAATTATATGATTCCGCATGACCCAATGATGTACTGAAATCATTATATAAAGCTCCTACAAAGGCTTCAAATGAATCTTCTAAAATACGTGAATTCTTCCTTCCATTACAAATTACTTCAATGTGTTTTGAAACAATTAGATATTTATCAAAATTTAAATAAAGTGCCAATTTTGATAAAGTTTCTGTTTTAACTAATTTGCTCCTAATTTTTGTTAAAAATCCCTCGCGTTGATTTTTGTAACGTTGATAGAGATAAATAGCGACAACTGATTGAATAATACCATCTCCCAGCCATTCAATTACTTCATTTGAATCATCTTGTAGTCTCATAATATGTTTATAATCACTATTTTCAATATCAAATGCATCAATATTACCATAAAATTTTTCATTTTTCAAAAAATCGTTGTTTTTACAATATGATTTATGAATAAATGCTTGTTGCCATAAATTTAAATTATTAATTTCTATATTGATATCAGCTTTTTTTAAAATAGATTGAATAATTTCTTTAGTAATATAGAAATTATTTTCATTATAAACAGGATATATTTTTTTATCCGCTTTAATCATGTATTCAGTATCATCATTTAATTCAGTTGATGAATCGGAATCAGAATGACTATCATTTATTAAATTGTTTTTTAGTATATTTGTTTTAGATGTTGACATATGTTTTAATGATTATAATATAACTATATTAAATATATTTATTTTTAAATATGAATCATTTTTTTTTAATTTATCATAAAAATGACTTAAAAAGCAATTCGATTATATATAATTATACTTAATTAAATATAAATTATGGAATATTTATTAAAAATAGATAATCGTGAAAAGGATATTATTAAAAAATTTGAAAATCATAATAAATCGACGATTAATAATGAAACAATTAATGTTGAACCAATTAATAATGAAATAATTAATAATGAAGAAATTAATGAATCAATAAATGAAAAAAGAAATTACAAAATAATATATGAAAACTTAGATATTGGCGATATACAGATTATTGATAATTCAACAAAAGAGATAATTATTATAATTGAGCGTAAAACATTAGCTGACCTTTCAGCTTCTATCAAAGATGGTCGATATAAAGAACAAAAAGAGCGTATGATTCATTCTTTAAATAAAAATATTAGAAAAATTGTATTAATCGAAGGAGATAATACTGATAAATTTACATTATCGCAGAAAACTTTAGAAAGTGTTATTATAAATACTATGATACGTGATAATATACATATACATTTAACAAAATCGATTGATGAAACAATTATCTTTATTCAAAACATTATGAAAAATATTATGAAATATTATAATGAATTAAAAGATGAAATTATTAATAATAATCAAAAAGAATATGAGGGAGAACACACATGTAAAACGTCAAAAAAGGATAATTTAACTGTTAAAATGTGTTTTCGTAATATGTTGTCACAAATAACGGGTATATCTACATCAATCGCACAAGTTATAGTAGATAAATATGAAACGATGGAATTATTGTTAAATGAATTAAAAAATGAAACGAGTATTAATGAATTGGCCGATTTAAAACATGGATTGGGACAAAGGAGAATTGGTGAAAAGATAAGTGGAAAAATATATGAATATTTAATAGGGAGTCAATATGTATTGCTTAAACCAGATAAAAAAAATAGGAAGTCTACTGATATAACGAATATTAAAAAGGAAAAAGTAGTTAAAAAAATGAAAAAAAAGAGTGAGATAAATTTAGATTATTATTTAGATTGTATGTCAGATTGTAACCCAAATTATATTCCAGAGTTTAAAAAAGATTTTAATAAGGACATTCAAATAAAACCAAATGGCAATGGAAAATCTTTATTCAATTGAATTATTATAATTTTGACTTAGGATTTTAATAATGTTTTATATGATTTGAAATATATATTTACAAACAACAACCATGCTAATAGAGGCGCCATATAAATTAATATTTTTATAGACTTTGTTGATTTCCAATATTCATTACATACAATAATTGTTAATAAAATAGATAAAAATAGACTAACTACATTTAGAGTATCTACTAATTGTGTAAATCTATTTGTAACAATTGGATAACTTAAAGAAAATATTAAAAACAAAATAATTGATATAGTTCCTGTAGTAAAATATTTATTAGATTCTTTATATAAAAGATAATATGCATATCCGATAAATCCAAATATAATCATCCATATAATTCCAATGATATAACCATATTTAAAATCGTATTTTGGATTTTTTTTAACAACACTTTTATTTAATTCAAATCTATAAATAATTATATTAACAATAACAGCAAAAATAATAGGAATTAATATAAATTTATATGATTCTTTATTTAATCCCATTTTTATTTATTAATATTTATTTATTAATAATATATAAAATTATATAAAATCATATAAAATTATATAAATAATTTAATATAAAATAATAATTATTATAATCATTTAATAAGAATTATGGAAAATAATAATTTAAAAGAAAATAATAATGACTATGATGAAACAATTACAACTTTACAGCCAAATAATGTTAAAAAAGAAATTATTAAAAAGGGGAACCATATATTAGATGACAATCCTTTTTTTAATGGTTTAGATAATGTAATGCAAAATGGAGAATTTAGAAGTTTTTACGATAAATATTTTAAGGATTACAGTGACATAAAAACAGTTGTTCTTTATATGAAATTATATGAAACAATTGAAAAAGAATATAAGAATATTAACGGCGTTGATATAGATAAAGGATTTTTAGCATATATGTTAAAAGAATTAATGTGTAATGACGTTACACGTAAAAACATATTAAAATCGTTTAACGATTTTACAGAGAATAATCAAACAAACAAAAAATATTTATTAGATATATTTGATATGGAACGCATGAATAAAGAATATAAAAAAATATGTTAATGTTTATTTTAATAATAATTTTAATGATAATTTTAATTTTTATTTATATAAAATATTCGTTTAATTACGAAAATTAAAATATATATTTTTAGGTTTTTCAAAAAAAAATATTAGTATATAATATATAATGGGTGTCACTGAAGATTTGAATGCAATTGTTAAAACCTATACTGATTTGTTAACAAGTTTAGGCTTGGGTTATGATTTACAAGTAAACAATACATATACTGCTTATAGTGTAAGTGTTAGTGGAACTCTTTCACAAATAAGATCTATTGTTCCTGCAACTGTTGGAACAGGGGTTTCTTTAGATAATGTTGTATTGGCAGCGGGATATACTGGTTATACTGCATTGAATGTTACATTGGACCCAGTTACTGGTTTGGGTAGCTTAAGAAGTGATTTTTCATATCAACCATAAATTTTATAAAATAAGAATTATTCAAAAATAATAAATTTAATTAGAAAAAATTGATTTGTAAAAAGTCTTACATTTATATGGTTATATCAAATAATAAGTTATCAATTATTTGATAATGGTTATTTTTAAAAAATGTCAATCTCAAATTTTACAAGCGAATTTAAGAAAAAAATTAAAAAAATTATTACAAATTCAAACAGTAGCGACCGTAATAAATATTTAAAGAAATTATTGGAATCACTGAAGAATAAAAAAACATTGGTTCAGGCGATTCTTGAAATAACTGAAACAAATGATGAATTTACACATTCAAAATCATGTGATTCATTGTTAATGTGTTACATACAATTTATTGATAAACGATTTATTTTTTCGAAAGAGGAGATAAAAGATTTATTGAAAAAAGCAGGAATTCTTGGTTCATTATATGATGTATCTTCAAAAACATTTGAAACTATCAACGTAAGAGACTTTATAGAACAATATCATGGAAATAATGATTTTGGCGATTGGCTTGAAACAAGTGCCCATATTGATTTAGATACATTCGAAGATTATGACATTGATTCACGCGATGAATATAAATATTATGAAAAATATTGCGAATATTATGTTGTTAAACAAGAATCTATAGAGTTATATTACAATACAAACCCTTATGAAGAATCTTTTTATGATGATGTTATTTATATTTAGAAATTTATATAATATAAATATTTATATTATATAAAACATAAAAGACATACAATACATAAATCAAGAATAAAATAAAAAATTAATAAAAAATTGATGGATAATAATAATTAAGTTTCAACTTATTATAATTATAATTAAAGAAACACTAATAACAGCATATTTACTACAATGTTATTTACGGAGATTGATTTAGATTCAATTGAACACATGCGGCGATTTGTTAGTTTAGATAGTTATCCTGATAATTATTTAGCAAAGATTTTAGATTTAATCGAAGCGGGACATAGTTTATACTATATACTACACGAACTTACAAAAAACTCTCCTGAAAATGCCCGTTCAAGTACATGTTTATCATTATTAACGTGTCTTAATTGTTGTTTAAATAATGAACCAGTACCTTATTCCTCAGAAGAGTTAAATTATTTACTGGGAAGAGATGGATGTCTCGCATCATATTACGATGCTCCTACTCGAGAATTTCATTCTTACATGGTTTGTGATTTAGTCAAAGCATATGGTTTGAAAGATACGTTTTCTTATTGGTTTACACAGGGTAATAGAAGATGAGGGGATGGTTTTTGAAGAAGAAATTTAAGTATTCATTTTAGGCTTTTTACAATATCACACTGTTATTATTGTACACTTATAAATCAGTAAATCTTAAAAAATTGACAGATAAAATACTTTAATTTTTTTAATCAATATTGAATATAAAAATAAACTGAAATAAATTTAAAAATGTCAACAGAAACATTAATGTCAACAGAAACATTACCACATTGTTATTTATGTGGTATTAAAACAGCACCTAAAGAACAAGTTTCTTCTTTTGGAGGAGAAATATTTATTCGTGATGAAAACGAATATTTTACGTTCTTTGACCCCAATGAGGGTGATAAACTTATACCCTTAGGAAGAATTGTTGATTTCGATGGAAAAAAAGTATTGTGTTGTAGCTTTTACTGCGATCCGTATATTCAATCTTATGGCACTCAAAGACTTAAAAATTATTGTCATTGCACTTTTTGTGGTTCATACACGAATACTATTGATAAACTTGAACCACGCTATATAGCTACTCCATCAGACAAAATAGCCGATGGTATTTCTTCTGAAGAAGATTTTTTCTGGCCAAATCTGGAAGGAATGGGCTTTCCTCCTTCTCCTGTAGGAATATGGATTAAACATGGTGGAAGGGATAAATTATGGTGCAAACAATGCGCTCTACCTGGCTGTGGCGCACTTAAATGTGTATCTTGCAAACGTCCTAATCAAATTCACTATTGTGATCGTTGTAATACACATGGTGCAGATCATCGTGCAAGAAATTGTCCGAATCCCCGTTCTGGTCGTTAAAATGACTGATGTGATCTCAGTGATACAAATAGTACAAATCATCGTGCCCGAAATTGTCCGAATCCCCGTTCTGGTCGTTAAAACAACATAATTATTTATTTTTATCGTAATAGAACTTTTAATAAAACTACTTTTAATAATTCTTTAATTTTTATTTCATTTATTTAATTTATAAAATCTTCCATATAAACTACCGCTCCATAAAAGCAATTAACATGTTTATTATTTTTAAAAATCATCATACGAAATATCAAAATTAGTAGATTCAATCGCGATAGATGATTTTGCATAATCACTAACACGTCTTTCAAAAAAGTTAGTTTTACCATTTAAACTAATCATTTCCATAAAATCAAATGGGTTCTCCGTATTCCATATTTTTTCATATCCCAATTGAACCAATAATCTATCAGAAACAAATTCAATATATTGTTTCATTAAATCCGCATTCATACCAATCATTGCACATGGAATAGATTCTGTTATAAATTCTTTTTCGATTTCAATCGCTTCCTTAAAGATTTCATGAACAACATTTTTATCAACTCTATTTTTAATCATAGAATATAATAAAATCGCATGTTCACAATGTGTTGCTTCATCGCGACTTATTAATTCATTACTAAAAGTAAGCCCTGGCATTAATCCGCGTTTTTTAATCCAATAAATCGCACAAAAACTACCAGAAAAAAATACACCCTCTACAATGGCAAATGCAATAAGTCGAATGGCAAAATTAACCTCTTTATTTTGAATCCATTTATAAGCCCACAATGCTTTTTTAGCAACAGATGGTATATTTTCAATAGAATTAAAAATATGATTTTTTTCATCGCGGTCTTTTATATAAGTATCAATTAATAGACTATATGTTTCACTGTGTATTGATTCATTAAAAATTTGATATGAATAAAACGCCCTTGCCTCTGGAATTTGTATCTCATCCATAAATCGTGCTGCCAAATTTTCCATAATAATTCCATCACTCCCTGCGAAAAATCCAATTATATTTTTAATAAAATATTTTTCATCAGTGCTTAATTTTCCCCAATCATCAATATCCTTCGTTAAATCAATCTCTTGTGTAGTCCAAAATGAACTTTCTGCTTTTTTATACAAATCATATATATCTTTATGAATAATAGGGAACAAGACATATCTTTTACTATTCTCTTTTAATAATAATTCATTGTTATCAGTTTCTTTTCGAATTGTTTTATAGAAATTATTTGTTAAATCCATCTTATAATATATTATATTAACTATATTTTTAACTCAAAAAATTATTAAAGAATTAAATTAAATAATTAAATAATTAGATAATTCGATAATTAGATAATTAGATAAAAATAATTATATAATTAGATAAAAATAATTATATAATTAGATAAAAATAATTATATAATTAGATAAAAATAATTATATAATTAGATAAAAATAATTATATAATTAGATAAAAATAATTATATAAAAATATATGTTTTATTAGGAAACAATAATAATGAATTTTGAAGAACTTGAAAAAAGTATAATATTTAAATATTGGAGAACTTTATCACGAAAATCAATATCTAATATTTTAACAAGTCGTTTTATGAAAAAGCCATATTTGGAAAAGTATATTATTGATATGACAAATATTTTAAATGATAATAATCTAAATAATAAAATAAATGAATATATTGATAAAAATATAATTACAACAGAAGATGTTATACTATTTATTAATAACATTATAGAATTAGAAATAGACGAAAAGAAAAAGTTGGATAAGAAATTTTTAAATAATCCATTTTATGAAGATGACATAAATAAAATATCAATTGATATAATATTATATCAAATAAAATATTTTAGAATATATCAAACAATACATGAATTAATATTTGATAATAAAGAGGAAAATAATGAACATTACTATTTTATATTCTTGTATGTTAAAAACAAACCAAATGAAATAAAACAGTGTTTAAAGAAAAATATAAATTTTTATATATTCTATTATTATTTAAATGATTTATATGAAATATTTAAACGAATTGTCGTATTTTTAAATACAAATGAAATTTTAAAAGAAGATATTTTATCAAGCGAAAATGATATATTTAACGTGTTTTTAAAAAATTTATTTAGTAATTGGTATAATATTTATAAAAATGATATATTAGAAAAAAAAGTGAATGAAAAAATAAGTAAATATATACCTAAAAAAAGTATTTTATCAAAATTAGCATGTTTTTCTACAATAGATTAATTATATTATTAAATATTAAATAATTTTTATTATTATATCTAAATATTTTTAATTTTATTTATTAAACTATTTTCTAAATAGTTTATTTCTAAATGTGCATTTTTTTGGAAGACATCTTGTCTATAAAATTTAATTAATTCATCTTCATTATCTCTAAAATATATTATTTTATTTTTAATATTTTCAATTGATTCTGGGTCTAAATGGTCATAAAATAAAATTCTATTTTTATTAAATATTTTAGTATCAATTTCATCAAATGACCCACAATATATTGGTATAGACCCTGCTAAACAACAATTTAATAATTTTTCTGTAATATATCCTTCTATATTTGTTGTACAGTTTTCAGAACATATATTATATTTAAATTTTTTAATATATTCAACATTTCCAATATTGTTTAATTCTTCATTTGAACAATTATTAAATAAGTTAGACGGACATGTAATATACCCAATATCTTTTATTTTTTGATATAATTCAGTTCGAGTATTTTTTTGATCGTGGGTATTAATTAAAGTAGCAAAATCTTTATTTAAAATATCGCACGATTTAACATAATCATTTACATTATTAAATATATTTTTAGAATCTTTATAATTAAAATACATTAAATAAAGAGGATATTTATATCTATTTTTATTAATATCATTATTAATACATCCTGTTATTAAATCATATTTATTTTCAATATATAAACTGTATATATATTTATAATGTTCAAATCTTTCAATTGGTTCTGATATATAAATAATTTTATAAGAATTTGAATTTAAAATTAAATTATATTCGTTTTCATTTATTGCAGGTCCAATTATTAATATATCTAAATTATCATAATGATACGAAAGTTCAACATCACTATAATTTAATAAACCATTTTTCAAAAAATTATCTTCATTACAAAAACCTTTCCAAAATCCTATAAAGTTATATTTTTTCATTTATTATATAAATATCATTATATTTTTAAATACTATAAATAAATAATATTATTAATTTAAAAATTAAAATTATAATATAATATTTAAATAAAATAATATATGAAAGATTTTGATTGGGAAAAATATTTGAATTATTATGATGATTTAAGAGATATATTATTAAATAAAGAAACAGCAATTAATCATTGGAATAATTATGGACAATATGAAAATAGAATTTATTTTAAAAAATATTTTGACGATTTTGATTGGGAAAAATATTTGAATTATTATGATGATTTAAGAGATACATTATTAAATAAAGAAACAGCAATTAATCATTGGAATAATCATGGACAATATGAAAATAGAATTTATTTTAAAAAATATTTTGACGATTTTGATTGGGAAAAATATTTAAATTATTATGATGATTTAAGAGATATATTATTAAATAAAGAAACAGTAATTAATCATTGGAATAATTATGGACAATATGAAAATAGAATTTATTTTAGAAAATATAATAAAAAATTAGTTTTACCAAATGATTTTAATTGGTTTGAATATATTAATTTATATGATGACTTAAAAAAAAATATTTTTAATGAAAAAGATGCTATTACTCATTATTTAACGAATGGTATTAATGAATGTAGAAATTATAAAACGAATAATATAATTAATTCTATTGATATTATATCTAAAACTCCAAATACTAATAATTATTCAAATGATATTATAATAAGTATGGCATCTATTCCTAGTAGATTTATATCTAATTCTTTTTTAGATGTTATAGATAGTATCAATAATCAAGTTATAAAACCATTATATATTGTTATTAATTTATGTAATACTTATAAAAGATTTATTGATTACGATAAAACTGTTTTAAATAAAAGAATAGATTTTTTAAAAGAAAGATATGATAATATAATAATAAATTTTTCAGAAGATTATGGACCTATTACAAAAATTTTAGGGTTATATCATTTAGATAAAAATATAAAAATAAGTGATAATTCTAAAATTATTATTATAGACGATGACTGGAAATATATAAATTACTTAGTATACTATTATGATTTAGTTTATTCTTTATATAATTGCGATGCTGTTTTTATAGATGAACAACATATAATCGATTGGAATAAAAATATGAAAATATTAAATTATAATGAAATATTTTATGATAATTATCAAAGTATTGTATATGGTTGGTTATCATTTTCTATTAAATATAAATTTATTAAAAAAATATATACATTTTATAATGAAATTATTAAAATTAAAACAGATATATTTAAACATGATGATTTGATACTTACTATATTTTATAAAATTAATAAATTATATACATGTGGAATAAATATTTTTATGAATATACATGAAAGATTAGAATTAGAAAATATTAATGCATTAAGAAATGAAAATGATGTATTTATTTTTAGATATAATTTAGAAAAATATTTTTTTGATTATTATAATATAAATTGTTCATTAAATAAAGATAATAAATTATCAATTGTTAAAAATAAAGATTATGATTATAATTTTATTATAGACAATAATATTGAAATAAGAAAAAATTTATTTAATGTAAATAATGTAGTATATTTACCTGAATTAAATGATTTTCATAATAAACATTTGGATATTAAATATTTTAATGAAAATGTATTTATTTTGACTATAACTAATTTTAATAATAATAATGTTGATATTAATAATATAGTATTAAATATAAATAATACTAATACTAAAATTAATATATATAGTATATTATTATCTAATAAAAAGACATATTTTATTAAAACTAATAATTTATTGTCAAAAATAGAACATAAAAAATATAATTTTAATATTTTCCAAACAAATAATACTAATAATTTAAGTATAAATAAGTATTATTCTATTCTAACTATTTTATCATATTTACCTGATATTAATTATATATTTTTTAATGATGAAAATAGAATTAATTATATAAATAATTATAATTATAAATTATTGTATATATATAATAAATTAAATGTAGGTGCTTATAAATCAGATTTTTTTAGAGCATTATATATTTATTTAAATGGTGGTATTTATTTTGATTGTAAAAATATATTATTTAAAAATATAAATTATTTATTAGAGAAAAATGAATGTTATGCAAAAGATAAATATGATGGTATATGTAATGGATTTATATATTGTTCAACATCATATAACAATAATTTTAAAAAATATATTAATGAAATGATTTATAATATACATAATTCATTATATTTAAGTAGTTCTTTAGAAATAACAGGACCTATATTATTTGGTAAATTTATTCATAATAATATATATATTAAAAATACATTTCATAACGATGATTGGATAAATAGTTATTTTACAGATATAAATACAAATGATATTTTAATAAAAATTTCATATTATAATTATTATGTTGAATCTAATTATTTAAATACAAATCATTATAGTATAATATATAATAATAAATTAGTTTATAAAGAATCTATACATTACAATAAAATAAATTTTATAGATCATATATTATGGATTAATTTAGATAGATCATCTAATAGAATGAAAAATATGATTAATATATTATCTAATATAAATATTCCAAATACAAGAATATCTGCAATAGATGGTAAATATGAAGATGTTAGAAGTTATGTTAATATCGATTATGAAAGAAATATGTCACAATATGAAATTGCATGCACATTAAGTCATATAAAAGCAATAAATTATTTAAATAATTTTAAAGGAGAATACTTTATGATTTGTGAAGATGATGTTTCATTTAATAATATAAATTTATTTAGAGAAAATTTGGAAAATATTATTATTAATTGCCCATCGTTTGATATATTATTATTAAGTAAAATATTTAATCTTGAATTAACTGAATTATATACTGATTGGAATAATTATATTGATAATAAGAATATTCAAATAGCTGGAACTGGGTGTTATATAATATCAAGGAATGGAATAAATAATATTATTAAAAATGCAAGTTATAATTATAATACTTTTAATTTTACTAATAAAAAATTTGATGTAGCCGACATGTATTTATATAAAAAATTAAAAACATATGTTTATAAATACGATTTTATAGGTATTCAAGGGTATGATTCTACAATTCATTCTGACCATGTTGGGTATCAGAATGATTATTTAAAAATACAAAATAAAATAATAATTAATAATTTATTTTAAAAATATAAATATATTGATAAAAATATGTTTATTTTTTAATTATAAAATATTATATATATTTAATTAATAATAAATGAATAAATATATTATAAATTCTGATAATGATAAATTTATAAATACTAATAAAATTATAAATAAAAAAATAAATTTTATAGATCATATTGTATGGATAAATTTAGACAGATCTATTAATAGAAAAGAAAATATGGAAAAAATATTGTTAGATATTGAAATTAAAAATACTCGTATAAATGCGATTGATGGTAAATTAGATGATGTTCGTAATATGATTTGTCCTATAGAAACTAAAATAACAGATTGTGAAATAGCATGTACATTATCACATATAAAAGCTATTAACTATTTAAATAATTTAGAAGGCGATTATTTTATGGTTTGTGAAGATGATATATCATTTAATAATATTTATTTAATAGATGAAGATTTAGAAACAATTATTAAAAATAGTCCAGAATTTGATATATTGTTATTATCAAAAATATATTTTAATAAATTAGATAATAAATATACAAATTGGACTGAAGAAAAAAATAAAAGTAATGATTATTCTACTACTATATGGAGTACAGGATGTTATATAATTTCTAAAAAAGGTGTAAATAAATTATGTAATAAAGTTTCATATGAAAATAATATTTTTGAATTTAATAATAGTTATATTGATGTTGCAGATTTATTTTTATATACAGAATTAAGTACTTATGTTTATAAATATAATTTTATTTGTACAGTAAATGAAGATTCTACTATACATAATGACCATATGGATTATCAGAGAAAATCTGCAGAATATCAATTAGAAGTTATTTATAAAGATTTCATATAAAATAAGATATTATATAATTAAATTTATCGTTTAACCGCTATTTAAAACTGTATAAAAGTGTATAAAATAAATTATATATACTTTCCTTTTTTAATAATTTTTACTAGATACTCAATATAACATTAATTATATTTTTTACTTTTAATTATTAAAAATGTACAGTTTATAAAGGTTAATAGCGGAAAACCATATAAAACTTTTATACAATACTTTTAATACTTTTTAAAAATATATTTCTTGATCCATTATAATCTCTTTTGATAGATATATTACAAACCCTTTACATAAACATTTTATAATACTACTTATAAAATCGTCCACATTGTATTCTATTTTAAATATTATTCATGTAAATTATTAAAGAATCAAAAACATTCCGTCTTATTTTGAAAAATATTTAGGTATAATAGTTAAATAATATTCAGATAAAAAATTAACTATTTATCATCTAATTTTATTTTTAATATTTTTTATTAAAATTTATATTCATAATTATTATTTTTAACTTAACTCTTTACTTTTTTACATAGATATTTTATAATATAACTTAAAAATAGTGAGAATTATAGTTTATTTCTACTTTTATTAAGATAATTTTGTAAAAAAATATATTTATAATATATATAATGATTAATTTAATAACATCTTTTTATCAAAGTAGTAGAACAGACAATATATATATTGAACGTAATAATGAATTATTAGAATCTTTAAAAAAAAATATTGAGTGTCAATCAATAAGTAAAATCCATTTATATGTAGATAATGATAATGAATTAGATATTATAAATTCATTAGAAAATAATCACAAAATAAATATTATATCAATTGGAAAACAGCCATTGTATTCAGATTTATTTGAATATGCATTAAATAATTTAAAAAATGAAATTTGTATGATTTCTAATTCAGATATATATTTACATGAATGTGATATGGATTGTTTAAATAGATTAGATAATAATATTTTTGCTTTAACCCGATATGAATATGATATGTCATCCCCCTTAATAGATTTATATCAAGGTAGTCATGATGTATTTATATTTAGATCACCATTAAGTATTAATTTAGATAATATAAAACATGTACAAAATGTATGGGGGTCTGAAAATTCTGTAATAGATAATTTATGTAATCATGGATATAAAGTATTTAATCCATGTTATCAAATTAAAATAGTACATTTACATAAATCACAGTTAAGAAATGATGATAGAATAAGAATTCCCGGAGGACAATATTTATCTTCCCCAAATATCTATTAAATATTTATTATTAATTCTTAATTTCATTTATTAAATCATTAATATGTCTTTGTGATCTTGATTCATCCGCATAAACATATTCTCCTACAAATTTATATTCTGAACAATATGGTATAGGAAATGTAATTGCATTATCTTCATATTTATTAAAACTTGCATTAATTAAAGAATTATCTTTTATTATTGGATAAATATAGTCTCTTAAAAAATCTTGATCATACATACCTTCGTCATTTTTATTATATTTATCCATTATTAACTTCCATGATTTAATTTCTGAAATTTTTCTTGTTCCAAACATACCAGCTAATATTTCAAAAGTATGATGTGGATGATCTCTCATTATATGAAATAATTTTCCAGAATTTAACCATTCATTTACAGCAATTACCTCTCTGTTCCATATTCTAGTATCTGTGTCGCGTGACATCATTATTTCAACATCTGGTTCATCAATAGCTTCAAATCTCCACATTGCTGGTTTACAATTATTTAAATCACCTTCTTTAAAAATAATTTTTACATTATTAAATTTTTGTAATTGTTTAATAGTTTCTGATGGAACAGTCTCATGATGAATATAAAACCAACATTCAAAATCTGGATAAACTGACTTAGCAATTTCTGCATTTCTAATTGCTCCAACATTATAAGTCTGATTATTACCCCATAAACTAAATGTTATTACTTTCTTCATATAATTATATTAATATATTTTTTTAGAACTATCTAACAAAATATTTAATTGTTTATATACTACATTAAGTTCATCTACTACAGTAGGTTCATATACTACAAAATATTCCTTCCAATAATTATAAGTTTTATAATCATTCGGTGTTCCCCAACATAAATAATTATCAACATCAAAAATCTTTACTTTATAACCCATTTTAATAAGAGGCATTATCATATTATCTACATAAAATTCACCATTTGTTCTATTATTATTTTCATATATATCATTTAGTCCTTCAATAAAATATTGACCTTTTTTAAATAACATTGTTCCAATAATACAATATTTATTAGGATGTTCAGTAAAAGCTTTCTTAATAGAAACATCTTGAATATAATTATTTTCATCAACATGCAACCATGCATACATATGAGGATATAATTTACTTGTAGGATTATTTGAAAAAGACCATATAATAATATCTACATCAGGATCTTCTAAAAGTTCATTATATTTATCAATATCATAATAAACACCATTGTCACAAGCAGATATTAAAACAGGCTTTTCCATTGGAATACCATAATTCTTAAATGCAATTTCACAAGTACAAGCTTGTCCATCAGTAATATAATTAATTCCTATAATTTTCGATTCAGGATAAAAGTCCGTAATCGTTTTGTCAATTTCATATTTTTTAAAATGGTCTTCTTGTCCAATAAATATTTTATTTGATGTTTTGGGTAAACATTCAACTGCTTGTATAATCATAGGTAATCCTTCAACATCAAGTAATGGTTTAGGTGTAAGAAAACCTTCTTTTGAAAAACGGCTTCCAGCACCAGCCATTGGTAGAATAAGTGTTGTTTCATATTTATCTACAAAAGTCTTGTTAAAATCTGGTTTTCTATATAAAAAATAATTCGACCATAATAAATATTCTTCTAAATCTTTAGGAGTTCCCCATTGAAGCATTTTTTTAATTTCAAAAATACCAATTTTTAGTCCATCTTCTTTCATAAGATTATAAACCATACTACAATAAAATTCACCGTTTGTGGAAATATTTTTGTCAATTAATTCTTTAAAATATTTTTTAACAATAGCGCCATTTCTGTAATAATAAGTTCCATTTGATGCATATTCATTCATTTTATTATCAGTAAATGGTTTCTTCTCTTGAATAGCTGAAAAAACTTTACTCCCTTCACTCTCTTCTTTGATAAAAGCATAATTATCAGAACCTAACATATGAGGATGAAATCCAATATAAGATGGAATAGAACCATCTAGTTCTCTTTCCTTAATATCTTTTTTGAAAGAATCATAATCCCATACTGTTCCATAATCACAATAAGATATTATAATATCTTTGTCATCATCATTTATCTCTTCATCTACTATTTGCATTACTGCATCAACAAGGCCTTTTCTATTATTAACCCTTTACATGAATAATATTTAAAATCGTGTGCATGGTGTACGATTCTTTAAGTAGTATTATAAAAATCTTATCTAAAGGGTTAACAGATACTTCATAAATATGTGAATTTGGACAAATTATTAATAATTCATTACGCATTTCTGTTTCTTTTAAATGTTGATCATTACAAATAAAAACAAATTCATCATTTTCTCTATCAAAAAGATTTACAATATGTTCAATGATAGGTTTTCCTTCAACAATTATTAGGGGTTGATTGTTTTAATATATTTCCATTAACAAGTGAATTATATAAAGAAATTAAAAAAAATGATACGAAAATATGTATTGTTTCACCTTAATTACAAAAACAACCATATAAAATAGAAGAATATAGAGATTATATTATAGAAAATAAAATAATTCCTGATATGATATGCTATAAAATATATAATATTATAAATTGGATTTAATATTTTTATTACAAATTATATATTAAAAATTATAATTAAGTATAATTTATAAAATTTTAATATAAAAATATGATAATAATATAATGAAATTAAGTACAGTTTTAGGATCAGTTAATAATAATCCAAAATATTATTTATTTATTCCAAAGCAAATAATATTTTGGAAAAAATTCAATATAAGATTTATTGCAGTTTTTGTTGGAGATACAATTCCAGATGAATTAAAAGAATATTCTGAAAATATAATATTATGGAATAAAAATTTAGATTTAAATAGTGCTTATGTTGCACAAAATATTAGAATGTATTATTCATCATTATTAAATCTACCTGATGATGAAATGGTAATGATTACTGATATGGATATGCTTCCAACTAAAGGAGATTATTATAAAAATGGATTAGAAAATTTTAAAAAAGAAGATTTTATTTATTATAGAAATATTGATGGTAATCAAATATATATGTGTTATAATGCATCACATCCATCAAATTGGTCAAAATTATTTAATATATATAATGAAACTGATATAGAAAATAATATAATAGAAAATTATAATAACAATTATAATGGTATACCTGGTTCAACAGGATGGTTTATAGATCAAGAAATTATGTATAAAAATTTAATAAATTATGAAAATCTTAAAGTTTTAGAAAGGCCTATTAGTAGATTAGAAGTATCTATGTTTAGAGAACATTTAAATAAAAATGAAAATGATTTTTTAAATAAATATGATGATGTTCATTTTCATAGAAGTTATTATGATAATGAAGATATTATATTACATTCTGAAAAACAATTAAATAATTTATATTAAAGACTTTTATTTACAAAAAATAATCTAAATAAAATATAATTATTATAATATGACTATTGAAAATATTTTATTAAATCAATATTTATTATTTAATAATTATAATGAAGAATATATTAACTTTATTTTAACTAATAATTTTATAATATATAATAATTTTAATTTAATTGATTTTAAAGAATACTTTGATATATCAATCATTGAAAATATAACATGGATTTTTAATAATGATAATTATAAAATACCATATTATAATAATAAAAAAATTAATTTTATAAAGGTTACAAATGATATGAATATTTATGACTTAATTTCATCTAATTCTTCATTACCAGATGATGAAATAATTTGTGGTGAGAATATTCAAAATATATGTGATGTTGTTATTGTTACAAATGATACAATAAATTGCAATCCTAATATATATTCTTTTTCAAAAGATATTAAATATATTACAGAATTAGATAATCTTGATAAATATAATAGTATTTTTGTAAAAACTGATATTTTAAATCAATTTTATAATAAATTTGGAAATATGATAGAAAACAAAATAATACTTACACATAATTCTGATATTGAAATAGATGAATCATATATAAAAAACATAGATTTATTATATAAACAATTTTCACAAAATTGTTTATTTAAAAATCCTAAATTAGTACCAATACCTATTGGTATTGAAAATAGACAATGGTTTGATCATGAAACATTTCATAATATAAAAAAAAGTAAAGATATAAAAAAAACAAAAGATTTTTATTTTTTCTTTTCATTAAATACACATCCTTCACGAATAGAATGTTATAATTCATTAAAAAATAAATTAATATGGAATGAAAAAAGAGATAAAGAAAATTATTTTATTGAATTAAAAAAGCATAAATATGCAATATGTCCACGTGGAAATGGTATTGATACACATAGATTATGGGAATGTTTATATTTAGATGTTATTCCAATAGTTATTTCTTCTGATTTTATTAATATTGATAATTTACCAATTATTATATTAAATAACTGGAATGAATTTAATAAAGAAAATATTTTAAATGAATTTAATAATTTAATAAATAGTAAAGTATGTATTAATTATTATTCAAGTTTATTAACATTTCACATAAATAGTTTATAAATAATTACTTAAAGAATTATTATTCAATACGAATAATTTTTAATATTATTTTAATAAAAATTATTTTTTCTAATTATTATTAATAAAATTATTTATGTTATTACTACATAAATTTTTTATATTTTCATTTATTTTTTCATCTGACCAATACCACCATTTTATTTCTAATAATTTATCTATCATAGTTTTATCAAATCTATACTTAATTAATTTTGACGGATTACCTCCATTAATTGTATAAGGTTCAATATTTTTTACAACATGACTATTATTAGCAATTACTGCACCATCACCAATTGTTACACCAGACATTATTGTAACATTATTACCTATCCATACATCATTACCTATTATTACATTACCTTTTGTTGAAGGATGTCCTTCTCCATTAAATGTATTAAAAATATGTGTATTAATATGTCCGAATGGATAAGTTGTTATCCAATAAGTCCTATGATTTCCTCCAAGATATATATTTATGTTTGCACCTAATGAACAAAAATTACCAATAACACATTCTGCATTAGGATTAGACCATATAATATTAGGTGTTCCATATGTATATTTTCCAGTTGTAGTCATTATATTATATTATATATAAATATATTAAATTATTTAGTATTATATAATTATATAATTATAAATTATATATGAAAACAACACTAATTGCTGGTGGTGCAGGATTTATAGGAAGACATTTATGTAAAGAATTATTAAATAATAATAACAAAATTATATGCATAGATAATTTAGTTACAGGAAATTTAGATAATATTAATGAATTTATTAATAATGATAATTTTATATTTATAAATTGTGATATAAGATATGATATTATATTAGGAGATAATATAGAAAATATAGATGAAATTTATAATTTTGCATGTATAGCAAGTCCTGATAAATATAAAATATATTCTATTGAAACATTACAAACATGTTTTATTGGAACAGAAAATTTATTAAAATTAGCAATTAAATATAATTCTAAATTTTTATTTGCATCTACATCCGAAATTTATGGAGATCCATTAATACATCCACAACCAGAATCATATTATGGTAATGTTAATACAGTAGGTGAAAGAAGTTGCTATGATGAAGGAAAAAGAGTTGGAGAAACATTAGTATATGAATATAGGAAAAAATTTAATTTAGATGCTAAAATTATAAGAATTTTTAATACATATGGTCCATATATGAATATTAATGATGGTCGTGTTATAACAAATTTTATAAATCAAATTAAAAATAATGAAAAAATAAAAATATATGGTGATGGAACACAAACAAGAAGTTTTTGTTATATAGATGATTTGGTTAATGGTATAATTAATATGATGAATTCAACTGAAATAGGTCCTATAAATTTAGGAAATCCTAATTGCGAATTTACATTAAACGATTTAGTAAAAATATATGAAAAAATAATTAATAAAAAATTAGATATTGAGTATCTAAATTCTACAGAAAATGACCCTAAACAAAGAAAACCTAATATAAATAAAGCTATTGAAAAAATAAATTTTAAACCAATTGTTGATATAGAAGATGGTTTAAGAAAAACTATAAAATTTTATAATTATAATTTTTTTATAAAAACTTGACTGTCTTTTTCACCTAAATAATTTATTCTTTTATTATAACCAGATAAAAAACTATCTATACCTTTTTGTGTTAAATCCGGACCTCCCCATCCATAATCATCAAATATCATTATACCATTATGTTTTAATTTTCTAAAACTTAAAACTGCATCTTCTAATACATATTCTGGTTCATGATTTCCATCTATATAAATAATATCAAAAAACTCATCTTTAAATTTAGGAATCTCATTATTAGAATATCCACGATTTATTACTATTTTATCTTTAACTCCTGAATTTTCAATATTATTAATAAATGAGTTATAAATGGTTTGTTGTTGATCTTTATATTCAGGATATTCATCATAATCTTCCCATGGATCTATACAATATAATTTACTATCAGCGTGTAATCCATAAGTGTTTGCAACTGATAAAATATTAGCGCCATAAAATGTACCTATTTCTAAATAGTTTATTGGTTTATCAGTATAATCATTTATATTAACATTGTTAAACCAATTATCTGCTAATCTATATTGAGTTCCAATAAAATTATTTAACATATATTATATATAGATTATTTTTTTTATATTAAATAAATAATTTATAACATCAATTAAATAATTATATAAAACGTGTAATATTTTAAATATTATTAGATAAATAGTTAATATAATAAATCATATAATTTATTCATTATATCTAATGTTAAATTATGAAAATCATCTGATTTACATCTGTAATGAAATATATCAGTTTCTTTATTATATAAAAATATATTATCTATTTTATCTATATCAATCCTATTAATAAAATCTATTTTATATTTTTTTGTTAAAATTATTGCAATAGTTACATCATCTAAATAATCATTAATATTTATTGTTCTATCATAACTTATTAAGAAATTACAAGCATTTTTTGAAATAAAAAATCCAGAACCAGATGCAAAATTAATATTATTATAATTTCCGATTACTCCACCATATTCAATATGATTATTAGAAATAAAATTATACATTTTATCTAAGTTTAAGAAAGATGATAAATTTGTTCTATATATATAGTCGAAATCAAAATTATTTAAACAATATTGAATACTTTTAATAGTTTTATTAAAAATTCCTGGTGAATATGTTTCTATATCTTTAATATATATTGTATTTAAATTTTTATTAAAATAAATATCATTTTCAATATTTATGTCACATTTTATAAAAAATGACATAATATTTGGATGTTTATTCATATATTTTCTCCAAATATTCTGCATTTCTATATATTTATTTGAATTTTCAGTTGCTATTATTAAAATAATAATATTCATATTAATTATTAATATTATTTTAATTTTATATAAATATAATAATAATTATTTTATTTATTAACTATTTATATAAATATTTATTAAGTAAAAGATTAAAACATATTTTAAAATTTATTATATAAAAATGTTCTAAATTTTTATGTATTTTTCAATAAATTAATTATTTAACTATTTTAATTGTAATATTATATTATTTATTTATTTTTTAATTATTTTTTACCAATAATAGTTAATCCATTATTATTAGTAAATCTTTTAACTAAATACCAATCAGTGTTATTTTCTAAAAATTCTTCTATTGCTAACCACAAACCTTTATATATTTCATCAATTGGTATTCCTGTATCAACACTTTGTTTATTTATATCCCAATTATTTCTAACACTTTCACCTATTTCTCCATCAACAGTTGTATCGTGCATTATAATATATTTTTTAGTTATTTTACTAAATTTATCTAATTCTCGTTTTAATTGACCATAAATATGCCATGTATCAATAAATGTAATATCATAGTTTTCATATATATCAATTAATAAATTATTTTTCCATATACAATCTATTTCAATATTAAAAGATTTAGTTGCATCTAATAATTCATCAATATTACATATATTTATATCATTGCATAATAATTTTTTTTTAATACCATTATTATTATTTAATAGCCCGTATACAAACGCCCATGATGAAATACATCCTCTTACTCCTGTTTCAAATACAGAATTACATTCAGACGAGTATTGATATAAAGTTATTAAATGTTCTTGAATATCAGATGAATCTTGCGCAGGACTTAAAGCATTTTGTTGAAGTAATTCAAATTTTGTTTTTATAAATTCCATAATATTATATAATATTATATAATATTATATAATATTATATTATATTATTAAATTAAATCTTAAAAATAAATAAATTATCTATAATAAATTATTTTTAATCCTTTACATAAACATTTTATAATATATACTACTTAAATAATCGTGTACTATTTGCACGATTTTAAATATTATTTAGATAAAGGGTTAAATTAGTTTATATAAAAATCAAATAAATACAATAAAATATTTCTTTATAATAATTACTTTTAAATATACTCTCATTTTCTTCAAATATATTATTTATAATATTATTTTCAATATATATACTACAGGTAAGAAAGTTTAAAAATCTCAGTTTTTAATCTTTAATTTTTAATCTTTAATCTTTTCATAACAATTAAGTGTATACGCCTATCCTATATTTCAAAGCTCGTAACTTTTAATACATTTTATAACTTCTTTCAATTTTTTCTGGTTTTTACCATTCTTTATATAAGAATTAAAAATTTTTGTGTAGTTATTAACTACATTTCTGTCTCTATTTATACATCCAATTACTTTATCTTTCTCCTTTAGGATTAGTACAGAATGTATTTTTTTATTTGTTTTTATCTATCATATTTTCTATTTTCTCATTTGTTCTATAATTTAAACATGATGTTCTAAACTCATCCATTACAAGCATTTTAAAATTATTATTTAATAGTCTTTTTAAACCTAAACATGGTGATGATATCATATTTCTCATTTGATAAGAAATCGACCAATTACCTATTATTATTAATGGTTCTTTTTTAATATCTTTTTTATTTATTTTATACATTTTATTTATATTATTTATTAATTTCTGTTCACTTCTTTGTTTATTTATAAATACTCTCATTTTAAACTTTTTAAATATATCATTTAAATAAAATTCTTCAATATCATTATTAATATTCTCTTTTAAATTAATATATTCTTTAAACTTATTAAAATTAACACTTTTTGAGTTATAATTATTTAAAAAGTGATTCTTTTTCAACTATTCCATTTTCTATTATTAATTTTTTTATAATATTTTAGTATTTTAAACATTGTGTTTCATAAAATCTTTGTTTAATTCTATTTTTAAAAATATTATTTTTATTATTAATCCATTTAGATATTGTATGTCTTGAAATTTTAATGTTATATTTATTATTAATTAATTTATAAATTTTTGAATAATATATTTTTATATTTTTAATGTTATTTTCATAATGTATATCTAAAACAATTTTAACAACATCTGAATTAAATATTATATTAAAAATATAGATATTTATATAGTTTTTTATAAAAGAATATAATTAAAATATTTTATAAATTAATAATTTATAAAAAACTAAGATTTTTAAACTTTCTTACATGTATTTTATATAAAAATTCTTTATTAAATTTATATAAAAAATTCGTATCTTTATTTGGATAATTTATTAATAATTTTATTGTTGGATTTGATTCTTTTAATACTAATTATGTATATAAATAAGGTATAGTATCATATATAAAATGATAATAATTGTCAAAATTATAAATAAAGAAAAATACTTCATCCTTTATAATTATATTAGAATCATCATATTTGATTATTGATTTTGAATCTTCATAAATATTATTATCATAAAAACTATCTTTATTTAAGGACATTACTTTTTCATCATATGGTGAATATAATAATTTTAAATTATTGTTGTCTGAATATAATAAAACGTTTGGATAGTAATGGTTTCTTCCAGTTATTAATACATTTTTTAATATAGAATATCCAATATTTCTTTGATTTTCATCTATTCCTTTTACTTCAGTAAAATCACTATTTTTAAAAGATAATATATTCATATATAATATCTTTTCATAATTTCTTATAATTTTAGACTAAATAATTTTATTTTATTTATATTTTTCTAAATTTTTCTTGTTCCATATTTTGTAAATATTTTGTATCATCAATTATTTTTAAATTATCATAACTATAATCGCACAATATTTTATATTTATCCAATAATTCAATAATATAATAACATTTTTGTAAAGTATCTCCTACAACAAATACACCATTTTTATAAATTATAATATTTGCCTTGTAATCAATATTACTCAATTCATCTGTAATACATATTTTTTCAATAAATATTGCTAAATCTGGAAAACAATACTTAATATTATATAAAATATCAGTTGGGAAACTTATATTTCTTACAACAACTGATTTACCAAAATTATTAAATATACTTTTTTGAATAAAAAAAGATTGATATTCTTTATCAAACGCATTATTCAATAAATCATTAAAATATTCATAAATAAATTCATACATTTCAATAATTTTTAAATAATTATCGTTCGTTATAACCATTCCATGATTTTCTAAAAAATATATATCAGTCTCATCATCATAAAAACTCTTAATACTTTCTGATAGTTTTATTCCGGGTGGAATATAAGGGATTACCTTATAATAATAGGGAAAATTCCTCAAATGATATTTTTCATTTCTACAAAAAAATATATTCGCCAATGTAAAATGAATATGAACAGTATATTTTTTCATAAATGAATGAAAAAACGTTTCCATAGATGGTATTTTATGACCAATTATTTTAGTATTTTTTAATTCCAAATCCTTTTTAACATCTAATAACTCTAAACACATTTTATTATTAGCTAAACAATATCCATCATTATATGCTATATTCCCCAAAACTGAACCAGACGATTTAATAAAAATAATGTCATTCAATTTAATTGATATATTTCCACCTGGTCCTTGTACATTTAAATTAGACTGCCCAAAATATTTTGATAAAAATATTAATTGATTTGTTGTTTTAAAATATTCTTTAAAAAAGTTATATAATACATTATAATCTGTAAATTCAATATACTTATCGTTTAAATTAATAAAGTTGTTTTTATTATTATTTTTTAAAAAGTAAAATGGTAAAATATTTAATTTCAATGATGGTTCAATATCATGTTCAAAATTATCACCTATATAAGCAATATATTGAAAGTCAGTTTTTGATACATTATTTAGTTTATATATTATTGTTAAAAATGGATTTATATTGGGTTTTTCTTCACCACATTCATCTGTAGTTTGAATAACATCAATATAATCTAATAGCCCTGATATTAATAATTTATTATATTGCTGATGAAAAATATTATTTGATAATATTCCTATCTTAATATTATTATTTTTTAAAAATTTAAATAATTCAATAACATTATCATATAATTTAAAAAATATATTAAATTCATTATTATACAAATCTAAATATTTATCGATAAATTTAGGTGAAACACTCAATGATTCAAATAGTTGTTTAATATATATAATTTTATTAAATTTATTTGAATAATTATTTGATAATTTTATATTTTTATTGATTAAATTATATGATTGTTTAATAATATTTATATCAATATTAAAATCATATGATAATGAATTAAATAATTTATCTAATGCTGAATTATTACAAATATCATAGTCATATAATGTATTATCAAAATCAAATATTATAGAATTTATCATTTTAAATAATTAATAATATGAATTTCTTTTTATATACAATTTATTAATTACAATTTATTAATTACAATTTATTATTTACAATTTATTATTTATTCTAATTATTATTTATAAAATCATTTTTAATAACATTTAATTGAAAATCGACTGATTGACGATAAAAAGTTAAATTACTATCCATTGTGCTTTCTTGATCAATTGATGTTATATAATTATATTTATAAACATATGTTTTTAGATTTTTATATATAAATTTGTCTGAAACATCAAATTCTATATTAGGATTTAATAAAAGTTTTTCATCAATATAATTGCATACATTATTTATAAAATTATCAATACCTTTATTTGATATTATATAAGATACTGCACCATATATAGTTGTTCCTTTATTATAATATTCATTCCAATCTGCATATATTTCAGTAATAGTATCATATGATGTCTTATATATCATTAAAATATCAAAATCTTTTGGTGCATTATCAATAATATATTTTAAATCAATATTATTTGGGAAATACTCTATATTATTAAGCGATATATCATCTTCACATATCATAAAATAATCACCATCTTCATTTTTTAAAGATAATATTGCTTTAATGTGTGATAAAGTACATGCTATTTGTTTATTACTTAATGAACCATGCATTTTAAAATTATTTATTTCATTAATTAAATTACTTTTTCTTCCATCAATTGCATTAATACGAATATTTGGAATATTTATATTTTTCAAAAGTTCATTCATATAATTTGCTCTATCATTTGATTCTTCTAAATTAATCCATACTATTTTACTTATTCCATTTATTTTAGATGAAGAGTTTATATTAAAATCGAATGCCATAATTTATTAATAATCTTTTATTAGTTACTTATATAAAAAAATAATAATATATAACCTAATAAATGTTATTTATACGTTTATTATATTTTACGTTTATTATAAATAAATATTTATAAATAATTACATTAAATAAAAATAAGTGTCATGACTGAATTTATAAAAAAAAAAGTAATATTATTTGATGTAGATGGAACACTTGTTGAATCAGGATGTATAATAAATAATGAAATGTCTATAACATTAAATAACCTTAAAAAAAATGGATATGAGATTGGAATTGTAGGTGGTGGAAAATTAGATAAAATATTATTACAAATGGATAATAAAGTTATATTTGAACATTATTTCTCAGAATGTGGGTGTGTTTATCATAAAATAGATGAAAATAATAACAATAATATCAATAAAATCGAACTAATAAATATATGTAGTAAAAATATTAGAGAACATTATTTATATGATAATATAAATATTTTAATTAAAAAATGCTTAGATTTTTTATCAAAAGTTGATTATACATTATCTGGTCATTTTATAGATTTACGTAATGGTATTATATATGTGTCTTTAATTGGACTTAGTGCAAATCAGGATGAAAGAGAATATTTTATGAAATTAGATAAAAATTTTAATTATAGGAAAAGATTGATTAAAATATTGGAAGAAAAATTAGACGAAATGTGTTGTAATAATAAAATAGACGTTGTTGAAGGTGGATCTGTAGGAATAGCAATATATCCAAGTGAATTTGATAAAGTGCAGGTTTTAGATTTATTTGATAAAGATATCTATGATGAAATTATATACTTTGGAGATAAATATAACTATGGAGGGAATGATTATAAAATATTAAATCACAAAAGAGTAATTGGACATAAAACGGATTCACCTGAAATGACAAATGAATTATTAAAAAAATATTATTTGAAATTATTTTAACATGTCAAAATAATTTAATTTCTCTAAAATAATATTATAAAACAACAATATTATAAAACATAATTTTTATAAAAATTATATTATTATAATTTAATATAATAATATAATAATATATAATAATATATAATAATATCTAATAAAATAAATATAGGATGTGTGGAATATTTGGAATATTAACAAAACATAAAATTAAAAAATTAAGACAAATTATTATAAATGGATTAGTACAATTACAAAATCGTGGTTATGATTCATCTGGTATTTGTGTTTTAAATAATAATGAATTTGAAATAAATAAATATGCATCAACAAATGAAAAATCATCTTTAGAAAAATTAACTTCTTTAGAATTAGATAATGATAATAATAAACTTTCAATAGGAATTGGACATAATCGTTGGGCAACACATGGTGCAAAAAATGATATAAATGCGCATCCGCATATATCAAATGATAAAACATTTGTATTAGTGCATAATGGAATAATTGAAAATTACCAATATTTAAAAGATATGTTATTAAATAATGGATTTACATTTTATTCACAAACAGATACTGAAGTAATTGTTAATTTAATATCATATAACTACAATAATATTATTTTAAATAAAAAAATATCAAACAATAATGAGTTAAAAAATAATATATTAAACAATAATGAATTTAATGATGATATTGAAAAAGCAATAAGTAAAAGTATAAATGAAATGGATGGAACATATGGTATAATTTTAATACATAAACATAACCCCAATAAATTGTATTGTGTTAGAAATGGAAGTCCATTATTAATAGGATGTAATGATGATAGTGTAATTATAACATCGGAACAGAGCGGTTTTTGTAATATGGTAAATACATATATAACATTAAATAATGATGATATATGTATAATTAGTACTGATTATAAAGATAAATTATTAATTGATACAAATCATAAATATATTGAAAAAAAAATAACATTAACAAATTATGATTTAACACCAGAACCTTTTCAACATTGGACAATTAAAGAGATATATGAACAAGAAAAAACCGTACTAAATAGTTTTAATAGAGGCGGTAGAATAAAAAATGATTCAGAGGTTAAATTAGGAGGCCTTGAGGAAAATATAGATATTTTGAAAAAAATAAAGAATATAATATTACTTGGTTGTGGGACATCATATCACGCGGGTTTATATGGATTGCATTATTTGAAAAATTTATGTAATTTTAATACTGTAAATTTATATGATGGGGCGGATTTTAATATATTAGATGTTCCAAAAGAAGGTAAAACAGCATTAATATTAATATCACAATCTGGTGAAACACGTGATTTATATAGATGTGTAGAAATAGCGAAGGATAATAATATATTTACAATAGGTGTAATAAATGTTGTTGATTCATTGATTGCACGAGAAGTAGATTGTGGAGTATATTGTAACGCAGGGCGTGAAATGGGAGTAGCATCAACAAAAGCATTTACAAGTCAAGTTGTATGTTTATCATTGATAGCTGTATGGTTTTCACAAGTAGAAGGAATTAATGAAATAAAACGAAAGAATATATTAAAAGATTTAAAAAATCTAAGTAATGATATAAAATATACATTAAATGATATTAAAGATAATATAATTAGAATTTCATCTAAATTAAAGTCATATGATAATTTATTTTTATTAGGTAAAGGAACTGATGAAGCTGTTGCAAAAGAAGGTTCATTAAAAATAAAAGAGATATCATATATACATTCAGAAGGATATTCTGCGAGTGCATTAAAACATGGACCATTTGCATTATTAGATGAAAGATTTCCAGTAATATTATTAAATTCTATTGAAGAATATAATTCAAAAGTATATAACTGTTTTGAAGAAGTACATTCAAGAAATTCACCTGTTTATATGATAACAAACAATGAAAATATAGTTTTAAAAAGAGAATGTGAAATTATTAAAGTGCGATATAATAAAAGTTATTCGTCGTTATTATGTATAATACCATTACAATTAATTGCGTATTATATTTCTATTAATAAAAATATTAATCCAGATATACCTAAGAATCTGGCAAAAGTTGTAACGGTTGAATAGTATATAATTTTCGATTTTTAAAAAATAAAATTATAATAATAAATTTATAAATAATAAATTTATAAATAATGGTTTAATTTCTATTAATTTTATTATTATTAATATTTAATAATAGGTATTTAATAAATGAATAATAATTCAAATGAATTTGATTGGAAATTTTATGTTAATTATTATAAAGATTTAAAAGATAATGGTATAAATGATGAAAGTAGTGCAATGAGGCATTGGCAAATGCATGGACAAAATGAAAATAGATTTATTAATGAAACACAATGTGAAGGATTAGATAAATTTGATTGGAAATATTATATAACTAAATATCCAGATTTATTAAAAGATGGAATAGCAAATAGAATAAGTGCATACAAACACTGGTTAGAATATGGTAAAAATGAACTACGGTTTAATAATAAAGATACTGAAAATATGTATAAAACATTTAATTGGAAATTTTATTTAAACGCATATGTAGATTTAAAAAATTCAAATATAAAAACACGAGAAGAAGCTTTTCGACATTGGATTCAACGTGGTATGAATGAAAAAAGATATGTAAAAAAATATATTGATTTTGATTGGAAATATTATATTAATTATTATAATTTACATGAAAATAAAAAAATTGAAACTTATCACGACGCCATGGAACATTTTTTAAATAATCAGGAAAATCATCCATTTATTAATAAAAATATAGAAGAAGACTATAAAATATTTGATTGGGAAAAATATATATCATATTATGAAATTAATGAACAAAATAAAGATAATGCATATAACTACTGGATAAATACAGGAAAATATATGGGACATATATTTTTTAAAAATGATGAAATTACATTTAATGAAGAGAATGAAACCGTTATAAATAAGTGTGGAATTGCCATAAGTGTATACAGTAATAATACAACACCTATAGGTAGAATATTATGTAGTAAGATATGTTTAAATTCAATCGTACAAAGATTTAAGAATAGTATTATAATAATTGTAATTGATGGTTCTATTGAAGATAATCATTTAAAATTCATCGAAGAATTAGAGAAAAATAATTGGAATGTTCAAGTTTATATGAATAATACAAATTTTGGAATATCTAAGACGAAGAATATATGTATAAAATTATTAGAGGAATATGATATTGATTATGTATGTTTATTAGACGATGATATTGAAATAATAAATGATTTTTCAGATTATGTAAAAGATGTTTTTGAAAAAGTACCAGATATACCACTCCTTTCAAATTATAATCCATATTTAAGCTATAGTATAAACAATAATTATTTAGTAAAATTCATTGAAACAAATCATTATTTTGGAAATCTAATAATAATTAATAAACCATTTATTAAAAAATATGGATATATGGCAGAGTTTGAATATAAATGGGGCGATGAGCATGTAGAATTTACACATAGATATTTAGACACAACACCTTATAAAAATTTTGCATTAAATTTTGATAATTACATAATAAATGAACAAATTATTAATGGTAAAAGTACATTACATATGCATTCTATAAATATTAATTCAATAGAGATGAATAAGAATCATGAGAAGATGATAGAATTATTAAAAGATATAAAATATATCGATTTTCCATTTGATACAACTAATACAACAGAAATTAAAAGAATATATACTTAAGACATAGAAAAATAAAAAATTATAATTTATAAATTAATTATTTAATTCATAAATTTATATTAAACATAAGTATTTAATAATATGTTTAGTTTTTATTAAAATAATATAATCTATATATGTAAT